TGTAACAACTGAATAGAGGTTATTCGGTGGCTGGCGGGTGCCAGGTCTGAGTGAGCCTTGACGGTCTATGGTTATAGAAGTCAGAACTTCGCGCAATGGGCGCAAGTTACTGGCTTTATTTGTTTTAAGTCACTAAACACGGAGGTGACATGGAAGATCAACTAATTTATTACGGCGGCGCAGTGAAAGTGCTGGGCGAAGGCCGTGTCGGAGGTTATCTTGTCAGATATTCTGATGCTGATACCCCTGACCTTGAGGGCGACTTCTTTTCACCTGACAGCGATCTGGGTATTGAGCCTGGGTCAAGATTACCCGTTTACTATCAGCATGGTTATGATCCTATCTTCAAGGCGAAGCGGATTGGCAGAGCAACAGTCGATTTTCAAGATGTTGGCGTCTGGCTTGAGGCACAACTTGAGATGCGTGACAAATATGAGCGATCACTTTATGAACTGGCGGAGGCTGGAAAGCTGGGCTGGTCAAGTGGTGCTGCTGGGCATCTGGTAGAACGGGAGCAGGTTGGAAAGTCGTGGCTTATCAAAAGCTGGCCGATTGCGGAAGCGTCATTGACGCCCACGCCTGCCGAGCCGAGAAATGCTGCAATCCCCGTGAAATCACTACTACCAAATGAACCGGCTGAGGAGCCGGATATTGAGGAGGTCGAAATGACTGAAGAAGTCAAGGCACCCGAAGTCAAACAAGAGATTGACATTGAGGCCTTAATTGAACAAGCCGTCACAAAGGCGGTTACTGAAATCAAAGCCAGTGAACCAAAGTCGAAGATGAAGGTTGACGTGGAAGTTACCGAAGACGAGGCAGATCGTGCCTTGAAAGGCAATCCATTCAAAGCAACCGAGTTCTTCAAAGCGGTTTACATGGCTGAAGCTTATCCATCACAGATAGACAAGCGCCTATTGCCCCTGAAGGCTGCTGGCGCTAATGAAGCAATCCCATCGCAAGGCGGGTTCCTGGTCACACCTGATATCGCCGCTGGCATTCAGGAGAATATGTGGGGCGTTGGATCGGTATTGAGCCGTTTCAATCCTATCACCGTTTCTGGCAACGGATTGACCATTAATGCGATTGACGAAACATCACGAGCTGATGGATCCCGCATGGGTGGCGTTCGTGGCTATTGGATGGCTGAGGCTGGCGAGAAAACATCGAGCAAGCCCACCTTCCGGCAAATTGATTTGAAGCTCAAGAAAGTGGCTGCCTTGGTGTATGCTACCGATGAGTTACTGCAAGATGCCACAGCCCTTGAGGGTTGGATTACAAACAACGTTCCCAATGAACTTCGCTTCATGGTTGAGGATGCGATTATCAACGGCACTGGTGTAGGACAGCCTTTAGGCATCCTTGAATCAGGCGCACTGGTATCAGCAACCCGCACCGATGCGAACGAAATTGACGCTGCTGATATTGCCCGAATGTGGGCGGCACGCTATCCTGGCATGAATGATTATGTCTGGTTTGCTAACGCCTCCATCATGCCGCAGATTTATCAGTTACAGGTCGGCAACGTTCCTGTCTATCAATCCGGTTTGGGTGGTTATGCTGATGCCCCGTTTGGGCGCATCTTCGGACGACCCGTGATTGAAACTGAATACAATCCTTACATTGGCACTTTGGGAGATTTGCTGCTTGCATCCCCATCACAATATGCCCTGATTACTAAGGGCGGCGTTCAGGCGGCATCCAGCATCCACGTTCGCTTTGTCTATGACGAAACAGCCTTCCGGTTTGTTTATCGTGTGGACGGGCAGCCGGTCTGGGCTTCCAGCGTTACAGCCAATGACGGTAGTTCCACCATTTCCCCATTTGTGGCATTAGCCGCAACCACGTAACAAGGAGGTAAATAATGGGTGTTAGATATGCAGAAAAAATTCAAATAGTCCCGATTTGGGCGCCTCAAGCGTCCACTGCGGCTGACTTAGAAACAGCGCATGTGAAAGTCAAGAACGCACAATGGGTTTCGTTCCTGTGCGGCTGGGGCGCGTTGACCACTGATGGAGGTGACGGTGTTATCAAGGTTTATTCTTCACCGCTTGCCACCACAGCCAACGCAGTGTCACAGAGCTTTTCATACCGCCTGTCTTCGGCAGTTGGGGTTGATAACTGGGGTGACATCACCACAGTTGATTCAACCGCTACCGCAGGCGCACCGATTGGTGATGCTAACGAAAATATGTTTATGTTGATTGACGTTGACCCAGCTTCGGTTGTGGCGGCTGATGCAGACGCAGAATACGTTCACCTGTTGATTGACGGCAGCAACCTTGCCACCAATCCTTCAATGAGCGTTGTGGCATTTATTGAGCCACGCTATCCGCAGAATGAGAACCTAACCAGTTCCTAACCCAATTCACTAACCAGGGGGAGGGTGTAACAGCCCTCCCCACTAAGGATTTACTATGGCTGATTATGTGACGATTGAGGAATTGAAGGCTGATCTGCCGGATGTGGATTTAGATACCCTTGCCGACTATGACTTAGTTCTGGCTGAGATGGTCACCAGCGCAAGCCGTTTAATAGATCGTGAGGTTGGCGGCTGGCCGGATTACTTCATATCATCAACAGATGATGAAACACGCTATTATGACGGGTCAGGCGAGCAAGAGCAGCACATTGACGCCATGACAAGCCTGACAAGCGTTAGCGTGAGTGAAAGCGGCGGCAGGGCGGCCACAGATTACACCGACTGGACTGAAGACACAGACTTCTATGTGTGGCCTTACAACTATTCGGTAGTCAACCAGCCAATACAAAAGCTGATTGTTGATAACGACAGCGGTGACAAAGGAAAATTCAGCGCCGTAAGAAAGGGCGTAAAGGTGACAGGCAAATTCGGCTATTCCACTGAAGTCCCCGATGACGTGAGGCAAGCGGCTAAAATCCAGGCAATGCGCTGGTTTATGAGAAGCAAGCAATCCTATCAAGACACAAGCGCATCAGAACGACTTGGACAACTGTTATACACGCAATCACTTGACCCTGATGTAAAGCGCATATTACAGGCTTACAAGATCGGAAATGCGGTGATGTAATGAGCATTATTGATGATGCAATCCTGCAATTACAGACACACGCACTGGCAATCACAAGCGAAGAGGTAAGGGCTGCGCCAAGTTACCCCGTAGAATCGGCGGCGGTGCTACCCCTTGCGATTGCTTACATTGCCGAAGGTACTGGAAGCGTGGATGATGCAACTACGGCAAGATTACTGCTTACCGTCAATGTGGATTTCCACGTCAGGCGTGACAGCATGAAGTCTGCTTACACGCAGCTAAATAATATCATACCGGAGTATCTAAAACGATTGGCAGGTGATCCTACTCTTGGTGCAACCGTGGACACCATCAACTTCCCCGTGTCGTTTACCGTTACGCCTGCTGCCTGGGATACCGTTGTCACGCAAATGGCGTCTTTTAGCATCCCCCTGAAGTTTAGAGAAAGTCCGACAACCTGATGAAAGATACGATAGCGATTATCGGCAGTCACCCTGATACCCGTGACCAGTTTGATTTTGATAGAACAGATTGTGATGTATGGGTATTCAATGAGGCAATGAGCCAGGATTGGTGCAAGTGGGCAACGGGTGTATTTCAGATCCACAAGCCTACCATCTGGCGATCATCGACAAACAGGAATGACGAAAAGCACTACGATTGGCTGAAATCCGGTGACACACCGACAATCTATATGCAAGATGTTTATGATGACGTTCCCAACAGTGAACGTTACCCGATTGAAGATGCCCTTGCCCTGACGCCTGGATTTTCTTATTACACGTCAAGCGTGGCTTATGCAATGGCACTGGCAATCCTGAAGGGTTATAAGCGCATGGAAATCTACGGCGTGGAGATGGAAACAGGCACAGAATACGCCCATCAGCGCCCTGGTGTTTCATTCCTTGCCGGTGTGGCGCTTGGCAAAGGAATAGAAGTTGCCCATTACAGCAACGGCTTCTGGAAAGTGCCGTTATACGGTTATGAAGGCGATGAACGCATTGACCTTGATAAATACAGGACAAGGATTGAGCAGTTACAGCCGCATAGAGAAGAAGCCGTAGATGCCCATAAGGATTTGTCTGCGACATTGGGTGAAATGCTTGACGGCTTCATAAAAACATACAAGGCGGATTTATCGCAACTTGACAGGGTGATTGAGGGTTGCGGTCAATCGGCGGTCAACTTCGGTTCGCTTGACGGTGCATTGCAGGTCAATGAAAAATACCTTGCCAAGTGTGAAAAGATGCTTGAGGAAACAGGCGATTATCTTATAGTTCGCCAGGAATATGAAAGCGGTTACCACAATGGCATGAAACTGAAACAAGAGCAGATGAATAAAATGTACGCTGCTGCTGCCCTGCTACAAAAAGACAGGGAGAAATTGAATACTAATGCCGGACGTGCAAGGCGTGAAATCCTTGTAAGCGGATTCAAACATCACTACACAAATTACGTCAAGGCGTGTACCCAAATGGGAATGGGTAACGGTATTGCCATTGAAAATAGAAATATCCTGATGCACTACGATCACCTTGTTATGAGCAACGGTAACGTAGAGGTTGAGCAGGAACAGGCGGTGCCGGTGTGAAGACAGCCCTGATTATTGGCAACGGTCCCAGCCTTGCGGATATTCCAGTTGGATTTCTTGCGAAGTATCCGACCTTCGGGTCCAACCGTGTGTATCTAAAATACACGCCGGATTATTACGCCTTCTGTGATCCGCTATGGATTGAGCATTATATTGATGACATTGCGGAACTTGAGTGCAAAGAGAAGTTTATACATCATAGATATGCACAACTTGTACCAGGCGCACATCCATTGTATAACGTTGGCACACGAGGATTATTCAGCTTCAATCCGCTGAAATGGATTCACGATGGCAATACCGTCACCTACGTTCACCTTCAGCTTGCTTACTATTATGGATTTGAGCGTGTTGGTTTGATTGGCGTAGATCATAACTACGGTTACGAAGGCAAGCCGGGAACAAAGCAAACCGGCAAAGAAAAGGCGCACTTCACGGACGACTACTACGATGATAACGTGACTTATTGGCGACCTAACTTAGAAAAGACGACTGCGAGTTATTTGAAGGCAAAGCAAGTTTACACGGAAGCCGGGCGCAAGATTGTCAACATTACACCAGGCACCCACCTGGACATATTTGAGAAAGAGGATTGGTATGATTGGTGATTTGCTGAAGGATATTCATAAGCGCATTTATGGGCGTGTGGCTGATGAATATAACAACATTCAATACCTGATGGAAACTGTCAGGGATGCTGGCGATGGCAACTATCTTGAAATTGGCGTGTTGTTTGGCGGCACGATGGTTGCCGCTGCCCTGACAAAGAAGGCTTATGATTTGGGCGGTAAGTGCGTGGGAGTCGATCCCCTGGACGGCTTTTATCGCATCAAGTTCAAACGCAATAACGATGTAGACGCAGTCACCAAGAAACCCGTGTCACCTGAAAGTGTCCGCAAGAACTTCAAGATATTCGATGTTGAGGATATCTGTGAAATCTATCAGGCTTATTCTTACCCATTGCCTGACGAGGTGGCAAGCGAAACATTTGCAGTCACCTTTATTGACGGCGACCATTGGGGCGATGTACCCCTGAAGGATTGGAACAGCGTCAAGGATATCACGACCAAGTTTGTGATCTTCGATAACTACGACAAGAAACACCCGGAAGTGATGCAAGCTTGCCACATTGCTGAAAACGATCCCAGCTGGGAACGCTATTTCCAGCAAGGGATCACCTTCATAGTCAAGCGGAGGGATTTGTGAGAGAAGGCAATAACCCTAACCGTTCCGCTACGGTTGACGGATATGCACCAATAGTCGTGTCAGTCATTACGCACCTGCCTGATATGGAAGGCTATCACGAGGACAGGCTGAACGTGATTAAGGCAAGCCTTGAAAGTATGCGGGCTAACGCCGGTGCTGATTGTCAGATTATGGTGTGGGATAACGGGTCCTGCGACAAGTTGCTTTATTGGCTGAAACGATCTTACCAGCCTGATTTTCTTATCCAGGCGCCCAACATGGGTAAGTCAATCGCAAGGGCTTCGATTGTCAATATGCTGCCGGAGAAAACGGTTGTGGGTGTTGCGGATGATGATATGTTTTATTATCCTGACTGGCTTGATATGCAGCTTGAAATCCTGAATACGTTCCCTAATGTTGGCACGGTATCAGGCTGGCCGGTGCGGACGCAATTCCGCTTTCATAACCGCTTCACGCTTGAATGGGGGCAGCGTTTCGCATCCAGCTTTGAACGTGGGCGCTTTATAAGCGAACAGGAAGAGCAGGATTTCTGCACTTCTGTTGAGCGTGATTACAAGTGGCATAAGAATTACACCAAACGGGATATTGACACAAAGTTGTCATTCAGAGGTGTTGAGGCTTACGCAACCGGGCATCACTGTCAATGGATTGGCAGGGCTGGCAAAATTGCGCCGCTGCTTCACTATTCAAGAAAAGCAATGGAAGATGAACGCATATTTGAGTATGCGGTTGATGCGGCGAAACTGTTGAGGCTTACAACGGTGAAACGCTATACAAGACACATCGGTAACAAACTTGACAAAGAATTGGAGGCTTTATGGCAAGAGATAAGAAATTAACTTACCTGGGCGGCGGCTTTTTGATCGGCGTACCGGCGAGGGATTTGACAAGCGATGAAGTGAAACGCTACGGGCTTGACAGGCTGATTAGCAGCGGCTTATATCGCGACAACTACAAACCTGATTATCAGGAAGACATCGAGGTCTTGGGTGATGAACTTGAGGCAATCGAAGATATATTCGAGGAGGACTAAATGGCAGGAATTAGAGCATTCCGCAAAATACAACTAGGACCCGAAACAACGGCTGGAACCGCTGTTGCGGCGACAACTATCTGGCGAGGCATCGGTACTATTCAAGACAATCTTGAAACCGTGTTCCCCCAGGAAGACATCGGCATATTGCCGGGAACGGATCGCAGTTACATCCCACGTGTAGAGGCTATGTTGAACCTTGAATCAACAGAGGCGACATTTGAGCAACTGCCTTATTTGTTTGAGATGGGCATTGAAAGCGTTACGCCAACAACAGATGCAAACGGTGAGATTTACACCTACACTATGCCAATGGCGTCAACTGACATCAACACCAGCACGGATCTGGGAACATACACCATTGAAGGCGGCGACAATCAGCAGGCTGAAGAATTTGCTTATGCCTTTGCGAGATCCATAACCCTGAGTGGTAGTGCTGGTCAAGCCTTGATGATGAGTGCTGAGATTGTGGGGCGTCAGGTTGCCACAACTGACTTCACAGCTGATTTGAGCATCCCATCTGTTGAGGATGTTCTATTCAGCAAGGGCGTTCTTTATATTGACGACACTGACACACACCCGGCGACTACACAGGTTAGCAACACTTTACTTGCCGCAACCCTTTCAATCAACACCGGATGGACGCCTGTTTATACGGCGGATGGAAACGTTTACTTTTCATTCGTGAAACAGGTCATGCCTGAGGTGACGCTTGAGGTAACTTTTGAGCATAACGCTTCAGCCGTTACCGAGATTGCAAACTGGCGGGCAGGAACAGCCCGATCAATACGGCTTGACTTCTCCGGCAGCACTGATGCCAAGTATCTGTACCTTGACATGGTAGGCAAGTGGGATAACTTCTCACAGATTGGCGAACAGGATGGTAACGACATTGTTACCGGAACCTTCAGGGCTAGATACAACAGCACCGCCTCCGCTTTCTTTAGCGCAACTGTTGGAAATAGCTTAGAAAGTCTGCCATAGAAAGGCAATGAATGACTGAAACTAAGAAACTAGTATTTGAACCGCCTGATGAGAATACGCCTGGATACCTGCGGCGATTGATGGCAAGGGATAAATTCATCCATGCTATAAAAAACAAGGATGCAACGCCTGACATTTACGATGATCTAATTGCCTTCCTGCTGCCGTATATCACCGAGCCTGAAGATCGTGACGAGGCACGGGAGGCACTGTTGGATGCAACCGAAGCGCAATATAAACAGCTGCTTGAGGCTATCAATCCGCAGGTCCCTACGTCTCCCGAACCGACAGAGAAGAGCTAACACTATTCTTCAAAGGCGTTCCGGCTAACCTGCCGGTTTGGGCGACAATACTTTACTTGTCAGAGCAGTATCACATTCCACCCTGGGAGTTTGAGCAGGAATGCCCAAAGACGTGGTGGGATCGGATACAGATATATCAAAAAATAAAGGGCAAAGCACA